TGTGGCCAGCTTTGAACCACTTAGGTATCAAGATGCTGCTCCCATAAATGCGCCCATCTTAGCCATGATGTCGTTGGCTTCCTCTGCTTTGTCACGGCGTAGGTCAGGGTCATTACGTAAGGCATCGGGGTGATACCCTACCAGCTTACCCTCAACCTCTTGACGCATAGCCTCAAGGTTAGGATCATCTGTAAAGTTAAGCCGTGGTAGTATGCTGCATAACTCTGTGATGTGTTCCAGTGTGGTGTTCTTGAACGTAGCAGCTGGGTCAGACAGCTTGTCAGCTAGGTGCTTAACTCTGTCATAGAGCCGCTGCCATGCTTCCTTCATGGCCTCTTGTGCTGCTCTCTGGGTAGTAGCCTGTATTTCAGAACGTAGCAGTGCCTCTTCTGCATCACTGATACCAGCACAACGGAAGTCATCAGCTGCTACGTTGGTGATAGCCATACCCATGCTGAACTTGGCTCGTATATCTGCGGGATGAGCGTAGTCGTCGGGGTTGTAGGATTTACCTAGCAACGACTGAGCATTGGCAACAAGTTGTGGGTACTCTGGACAGAACCTATCCACCAGTATCTCGAACTCTGCTTTCTGCTTACGGAAGTCAGTCATAAAATCTAAGTAGTTAGCACTGGGTAGCATCTGTATACCCTTGACACCCCAAGGTAGGGTGTTGGTGTAGAACTTGGTACGGATGAGGGTAGCTTTCTGCTTGATGTCCTTGAGTAGGTCACAAGTAGGCAGCAATGATTTGTGATACCTACCAGACCCATCAACAGCACCCTTGGCTATGGTAGTCTCAAGGCTGATCTGTTTGTCCAGCTTGTTGAACGATGGTACTGATATGCTCAGTTGGGCAAGTAAAGCTTTATCTGTTAGCTTCATAGGGTAGTCCTCCACTTGGTTGGTTAGAATAATACGTCTTGGTTAGCAGCAGCCCAGACATTGAACGCATCTGTCTCTGCTAGGTCAGCATCACGGCGTAGTGCTGTACTGATAGTAAGAACACCGAACTCTGCTGGCATCCTAGCGACATAGGCACACAGCTTACCCATGTTAGTCAGACTAGCACGATCAGCTAAGGCACCAGACAGAGCGTATAGTGTGGCTGGATCGTCTGGAACATTGGAGTTAGCAGGGTCTAGCAGTATGGTGTCAGGGTTAGGTAGCTTACGGAATATACGCATGAACCCAACGAACTCTGCCGCAGCACCCTCACCGACAGCACCTTTAAAGCACTCATACTCTGCCTCTGGTGATACAACGCCGAGTACATCACTGACACCCTCAACCCATGCTCTTGGCGTAGGATTACCACCATCACGCTGTGGGTCATAGTCATGCAATAGGTTGGGACGGAACCCGATAAAGGAAACAACCTCTGTCTTAACGCCAGCTGGTATAGCCCATCCACGCCAATCATCTAGGTTAGTCTCTAGCTCTAGCTCAGTCTCACGGTTGGCTAAGTGGCCCAATACTCTGGAAGCACCAGCCCTGTCGGAAGCTCTGTTACCAGTGGATACAATCATCCAGCCATCACACATAGGGATACCATGTAGCTCACGCTCTTGCTCTAGGTTAGCCATCGCTTTCTGTAGATCGTTACCTGCTTGATTACGATCATCGAAGCATAGGATACCGCCCTTGCCATCGTCCCACTTGGAACCTTTGGACGGGAACCAATCGGGTAGCTTGTAGTACAGCTGCTCTTTGTCCACCATAGGGACGCCTAAGTCTTCTACTGGCATGGTAGGCAAGTGACGTTGGATGTAGTGACAACCCAACTCTACAGCAACCTGTTGTATGGTCTGTGTCTTACCACCTCCGGGAGCGCCAGTTACCACCGTATTACGGCCAATACCGTACAGTCTCTTCAGCGTTTCTTTCATAAGTGTCGGTCTCATATTACATATCTCCTGCTATATATTTGGAATGGGCTGGACCTGATGTAACTACGGCATCAGGGTGGTTACATAACGAGTTGTTACGGAACATCTTGGCCTCTGGCTTGCTATCGAAACAGATAACTTTACCATCGGCATCAGTTAGTACTGGACCGTACGGGTACTTCCGAACGGCGAATAGTTGCAGTGTCATACACTAGCTCCTTTGGTTGGTTTCCATACTGAACGTATGAGATCGGGCATCGTTACATGCCCTCACTGATAAGCTCAGGCATACCTACAGTCAGCACCCAGTCGCTCCCTGATGAGGTTCTTGTATCCGTTGATATACAGATACTTCATACGCTCAGCTGACAGATACGTAATGTTATCAACTAAGGGGTGAGCTTGGGATGAGTGTTTACTGGTGGTACGGCTGTACTTGGTCTCGTTACTGAACCATGATTTAGCTAGCTCATCGTATATGTAGATAGGCCAGTGATCGTAGGACCAGACAACGTACTGTCGCTTGGAGTGGTAGTAGTCACCAGTAAGGGACGGTGGGTTGCTGTGGTTCTTGAACGGTAGGTGATGCTTCACATAGTATCTGCAATCACCACCAGCTACAGTTGTTTGCTTGCTCATAGTGCCACCTCAACCTGTTGGTGGTTGTTGTAGTGTAGATGTATTCTGTTATAGCCACATCGTTTGAGTACATCACGGTCAAGTATGGACATAACGCTGCCATTGTACGGTGATGTTTCATCGGTGATAACTACGTCATGTCCCACCATGTAATCATACACAGCATCTACTTGGGACAGATAGGAACGACGACGAGGCTTTACAGTGAGTGATTTGTTATGGAACTCATCTTGTAAGGTTGCCAGTGATGTCCAGTTGTTAAGCTTCATAGGGTAGTCCTCCACTTGGGTTAAGTTTTGCTACCAAGGCTGGTTGGCCTCGGCGATCAAGGGTTTGGCAGATCGTTGAAAAAGTGTCAAGTTTCGCCCCATTCAAGTCAAGAGTATAGCAACTAGGTAATTCTGGAAGTATTTTAGGTAAGTAAAAGAGGCAAATACCTAGTAAAATACCTAGTGATAGCGCGTTGTAATTAAAGGATATAGTTAGCTACTAGGTAATATAGGTAAAAATATTTATTAATGTGACCTGCTAAGGGCTGCATATCTATGTCAAGTTATATGTAGGGCCAAGAAATCCTACAGGGGAAGGGTTAATAAAAAAACTTACCTATATTACCTATATTACCTAGTTATTCTGTATACTTTTAGTAAATACGTATGGTTTACAGGCATTTAACGTGTGTAAGGTGTAAGGTTTCAAGACAGCCTAAAATCTACCTAGTTGGCCTAAATTACCTAGTTGTAAAGTTATACTTACCTAGTTGTTTAATATCAATAGGTTGGCCTATATCCCCCTGTTTGGCCCTTGTGTAACCTTACACTGCTATATATCCCCCTGTTTGGCTCTGTAATGCGCGATTACGGACACTATAAACCCCCGACGAATGGCGAAAGAATTGAGCAGAAACTATACACTGTGCTTTAGACAAAGAAATACCCTGCCAGATTGCTCCAGCAGGGTTAGTTGTTATGGGGTGAATACCCAGAGTGCATAGAATATTGTAAGTATGCAGGCTATTTGGATCACATTGCTAATCATTTCGCGAATGAATCCCTTGCGTGCCGCTCTTTCATGTCTACGCATCGTAGTACTCATATGTAACATCGCGGTCCCATGGTATGATTAGGTCCGCATCTCTATAAGCACGTTCGCACTCGGCACGAGAGTGGTATCCTTTCCACTCGTTTACGACTTTGCCGTCTTTGGAGAATACTAACTTCCATAGTTTATAGTCTTCAGTCATGTGTGTTACCTCTTGGTTGGGTTGAGTAGGGCGACTTGCGCCGCCCTACCTTAGTGATTAAAACTTGAACATCGGTTTCGCTGGAGCCTTAGGTGCAGACTTCTCCGCCTCGCTAACTTTAGCGACTGAGAGCTTGCCGAACCGGTAACCGAAGGCGAGAGAGTAACCTTCGTCAAGTGCGCCAGCCTTTTTAGATGCAGAAACAAACTGCAGTTCAAAAGCCGCCTTAGCGTCCTGCGCCAACTTGTTGGCTTCACGATAAGCGTCGAGACGCTTTGTGAGTGCAGGGGCAAATGAGGACTCGTCAACTTGAATCCAAGTAAGTGGTGATTTAGCCATGGCTAAAATCCTTTCCAATGTGGCGCAGCGCCGCCTTCAAATAACCGCCTGTCGGGTCGCTGTCCCTGTTGGCCTAATCTTTAGAACATTTTACAGATGAAATGTAAAGTTTCGCCCCTGAACGTCCTTGTTTATATAGTCTTAATTTTTTATTGCTTGCGCCTGCTAGCAGGCGGGTATGGGGGGAGGGGGGTACATGGATTGGCAAAAATCTACGCCCCCCTTATTATAGTAAACCTCTTAAACCACGACCCCAAAAAAGGAACGTGTAAAGTTTGTATACTTAGAAATTAAATTATCTTGCCGACTCCGCACAATGCACCTATACTTGCCCCAAACAGAGGTACCAAATGGATAACCTACCGCTATTCCACACCAAGTGGTCAGATCGCCTAGCTTTCGATATAGCTTTAATGCTGGAAGGGAGCGGCGAAACACTTGATGAAGTCAAACAACGCCACAAAGTAAGTGGCCAAGATATATCGGGGTTCAATGCTGACCCGGTTTTCCTAAAGCGCGTGGGCGCTTATAGGGATGACATCACTGAAAAGGGCCTGACGTTTAAACTCAAGGCTCGTGCGCAAGCTGAAGAATTGCTTACGACATCGTGGGGTCTGATACACAATCCAGATGTGTCAGCTGCTGTGAAGGCGGACCTTATTAAGTCTACTGTAAAGTGGGCAGGGCTTGAGACCAAGGCCGACGATGGCGACTCCAATGCTGCTGGTGGTGTCAAGATAACAATTAACCTAGGTGGCCAAGATAAGGCTATGACAGTGGAACATGAGGTGGAGGACGCCGAAATTGGGTATTCTGCAGAAGTTTGACAGTACGTATGAAGGCCTACCTGCTGCCCGGTTTGGGGACATAGAAGAGTATAATACCTTTAGATTACTGCTAATTCGGGCAGAATATTCGTTTAAGACTAAGATTGTACCACCCAAAAAGAATCGTAAACCGAGGGAGATAATCATTATGTTAGTGGGTAATTCACCACCGGAAGCCGCCAATGGCTCTTGATATTAGCTATACACCCCCGCTTACGGGGGAAAGTTTTATGAACTCGGATAAGAAGATGCGGGTTCTTATGGGGCCTGTTGGGTCCGGTAAGTCTGTGACCTGTTCGTTTGAGATCATTCGTAGGGCGTCTATGCAGAAACCTGACGCTACCGGGAAGCGAAGGACACGGGCGGCTGTTGTGCGTGAGACAGCCCGACAGTTACAGGATACTGTGATCAAGACATTCTTGGACTGGTTCCCGCCGGGGGTGTGTGGGCGGTACATGCGCACAACCAAGACATATTTCTTTGAGGTCGGTGACGTTGAGTGCGAGATAATGTTTCGTGCGCTTGATGATGCTGACGATGTAGCTAACCTTAACTCACTGGAGCTTTCCTTTGCATGGTTTAATGAGTGTCGTGACATCCACCCTGATATTGTGGATGCTATGTCTAAGCGGATCGGGCGTTTTCCTAGCTCTAAGGATGGCGGTCCAACGTGGTATGGGATGTGGGGGGATACTAACCCACCTACCATGGACACTTGGTGGTACTACCAGATGGAACAGATCGACCCGAAAGATGGGGTCGGACACAACGACAACGGCTGGGATGTATTTAAGCAACCAAGTGGGCGTAGTGCGTTTGCTGAGAATGTTGAGCATTTACCTGACGGGTATTATGATACACAAGGGCGCAGTGAAGAATACATCCGTGTGTTTATTGATGGTGACTACGGGCTAAGCTCTGCTGGTCAGCCTGTGTATAAGTACTTTAGGCCAGATTACCACATGGGTAGAGGTACGTTGCGGCCCATCAACAACGGGGTACGGCCCATCGTTGTCGGCATGGATTTAGGCTTGACACCTGCGGCTGTAATCGGGCAACAAGACCCCCGTGGACGAGTCCTTGTATACGATGAAGCGGTTAGCTTTGATATGGGTATACAACGATTTGTCCGCACGATCCTCAAACCCCTGTTATATGAGCGATTTTCGGGTATTCCTGTGCTAATTGTGGTCGATCCGGCGGGTGTGCAGCGTGCGCAAACCGATGAACGGAGTGCTGTTGACATCATAAAAGCAGAGGGATTACGCGTTATTGCGGCTAAAACTAACAACATTAGCGCCCGACTTAGCTCTGTTGACGACTTTCTTATGCGACAGGTGGACGGTGATAGTGCGTTCGTAGTGGACCCTAGGTGTTCGCAGCTTAAAGCTGCAATGATGGGCGGCTATAGGTTTCATAAGAAGAACGGAACCATTGACAAGAACAAGCATAGCCACGTTGCCGAAGCCTTACAGTACTTTATGTTGCATGTAGGTTCGGCATCTGATGGTGACCTGCTTGCAAGGCGAAGAGATGTAAAGTCTGTGTCCGCAGGTGGTTGGACTTGACACCAGTTGAAACAATGTGGTACGCCGGTGGCGTGTTACTGCACAGGCATGTCCTCCTCGCCTGTTTTTAAACTATACTCCCCCCGCTAGACATTCTCCCCTAGCGGGGGTTTTTCTTTTGCTTGCACCAAAACTTGACTAGGTGTATAACCATAAACATATTGCTGTATGGAGAGCGTTATGAAAACATGTCGCGGGTGTCCAACACCACAAAAATGCAAAAAAGCAGGTCGTTGCTTAAAAAGCAGTAAACCGGCTACTAAGAAACCAAGCAAGAAAGCATACTAATGGCAGGGCTTTCAATGTTACGAGTCGTCAGTAATGACGAACTGGTAAAAGCAGAAAAAGAACAACTCCATCGCGAGATGGAGGATCGCCAGCAAAGCGAGCTTGTACTAGGGCTTGTTGCCTATGTTAAATCCTGCTGGAACCCTGCACGTATTGCAAAGAAACCCATTGAAAACATTATGTTACGTGCGCTTAGGCAGCGTAACGGCCAGTACGAGGCTGACAAGCTACAACAGATTAAGGGTCAGGGCGGCTCTCAGGTCTACATGATGATTACTGAAGTAAAGTGTCGTGGGGCTGAAAGCTGGCTGCGGGATATTTTACTTGACACCGGTACTCCCCCTTGGGACTTGACGCCTACGCCCATCCCTGACCTAGCACCTGACCAACTTGAAGAGCTTAAAAATCTTTTTGCTCAGAAGGTCATAAAGGATATGCAGGCGAAGGGCGTGGCCCCTACCGTGGAAGAAATGGCTGAGCTTGAAGAAGTTGTTAGTCAAGATTTTAGGTTTGCTGTGCTGCAAGAAGCACAGAACCGTGCGGACAAAATGAAGTTGAAGATCAATGACCAGTTTGCACAAGGCGGTTGGGCTGATGCTTTCAATGAATTTATCACAGACATGGTTACGTACCCGTCTGCGTTTGTAAAAGGCCCAGTGGTCCGTAGGCAGCGCATCTTAGGCTACAGTAAAGGCCAAGATGGCTCCACTATTGTGGAGGGTACAGAACGCCTAGGCCCTGAGTACGAACGTGTTAATCCCTTTAACGTCTACCCTGAGCCGGGTATTACCCATATAAATGAAGGGTATATCTTTGAGCATCACCCTATGAGCCGCAGCCAGTTGGCTGATCTTATAGGTGTACCGGGGTATGATGATGAGGCTATTCGTGAAGTATTGAAGATCGGCAACGGCCAGTCTTGGATCAACGAAGACACTAAATTGCAGGAAGAAGAGCAGGAACGTAAGTATTATTCCTACGAATCTCCCACAGAAACTTTTGACGCTCTTGAATTTTGGGGTAAAGTAAGTGGTAAAATGCTGCAGGATTGGGGTCTTAGTGAAGAAGAAGTGCCTGATGCTGCTAAAGAATACGATGCAAACGTGTGGGTTGTAGGTAACTACGTCGTAAAAGCCATACTAAACTATGACCCTCTAGGTGAGAAACCTTATGTTAAAACTTCGTTTATCAAAGCGCCCGGCGCTTTCTGGGGTAAAGGTATTCCCGAAATCATTGAAGACCTCCAGAATGTTTGTAACGCGGCTGCGCGGTCCCTTGTCAATAATATGGGACTCGCATCTGGGCCTCAAGTTGAAGTTAACCTTGAGCGCATCCCTCCTAACGAGGACATTACGCAACTCCATCCTTGGAAAATTTGGCAGGTAACTAACGATCCTCTAGGGTCTAGTGCGCCTGCAGTACGTTTCTCCCAGCCTGACTCTCGTGCTAACGAGTTGATGGGTGTGTATGATAGGTTTAGTAAGTTAGCTGACGATCACTCAGGTGTGCCATCATACGTCACAGGTGACCTCAATGTATCAGGTGCAGGGCGTACTGCGTCAGGCCTTTCGATGCTTATGGGTTCAGCTGGCAAAGGTATTCGCCAGATTGTTATGTATATTGATAACGATATTGTGCGCCCTATCGTACAACGTCAGTTCATCTACAACATGCGCTACGACGAGGACGAATCTATTAAAGGCGATGTGGAAGTATTAGCTCGCGGCGCTATCAATTTGGCTACTAAAGAGACACTGAACGTACGCCGCGTAGAGTTCTTGAACGCTACTGCCAACCCGATTGACATTGAGATTGTGGGTCAGGACGGACGTGCTGCATTGCTTCGCGAAGTTGCTAAAGGTCTGCAGATGCCCGTGGACGACATTATACCGTCCAGAGAAAAAGGTTCACAGCAGGCCAAGGGTAAAGCTCAGATGGCTGCTCAGCAAGCACAGGCCGCGCCTGCGGCTACACAGCCCGATGGCACGCCTAAAGGTGGAGCCGATGGCAACGTGGTAAGTCCTCAACCTACGGGTGCGCCATGAAGCGGCCCGAACCTGATACAATAAAAGTGCTAGCGGCAGCGACTCGCCAGCACCCCGGAATACTCTCTTGGCTCGACAG